ACTACTAAGTCAGGCACTACAGGTAATGCTTTTGCTTTGCAAATCATTGCACGTATGTCACGTCTTATGGACCAACAAAATGTTGATACCAACGGACGCTGGCTCGTTCTTGACCCAGTATTCATTGAAATTCTAAAGGACGAAGATTCACGTCTTCTGAACTCTGATTTCGGTGGTTCTGGTCTACAGAACGGTCTTATTTTGAATAGCCTACACGGTTTCAATGTGTATACGTCAAACAACCTACCTTCGCTCGGCACTGGCCCTGCAACTACAGGTGGTTCAAACACGTCTAACATGGGTGTAATCGTTGCTGGTCATTCTTCTGCTGTTGCAACTGCAGAGCAGATTAATAAGACTGAAACCTATCGTGACCCGGACAGTTTCGCAGATATTGTTCGTGGTATGCATTTGTATGGTCGCAAGATTCTTCGTCCAGAAGCAATTGTGACTGCTGCTTATAACTTAGCTTAAAGGAGGATTGAATTATGGCTCTTGGTGATAATACTACCTCTGTAGCACGAGGAAATGATGCACGTGGTCGTAAACCTTATTTGCTTTCAGCAGAGTTAAATTTTGCAACGGCTGTAACAGATAAGGGTACTGCCCTTGCTGCTAACGATGTTATTCCCGGTTTGACTATTCCGGCTAATACTCTCATTATGTGTGCTGGTCTTGAAGTAACTGCTGCTCATGCAGGAACTTCAACCGATACAGATTTTGATTTCGGTATTACTGGTGGAGACTTGGATAACTTTGTTGACGGATTTGACTTTGATGGAGCATCTGTAGGTGACTACGCATTTAAGGCAGGACAAACTCCTGTTCTTATTGGTGGCACTTCCGACACCATTGACATCGAAATTCAAGCGATGACAGGTACAACAACGGGTGGTAAAGTCCGTATGTTTGCTGTTTGCTTGGATGTGGATGACCCCGGTGACATGACTGCTAACGAAGTAGACCGTGACGCACTAGCGTAAATATAATGTGACGGGGCAGGGCAACTTGCCCCCTCACTTTCATTAA